CCTGTTTCTTTTCTTCATCTAATTCCATAACTGCCATAGCAAAATAGTCAGCATTAGGGCTATCACTCATATTAGGATCTATTCCTAAAATATATTTTTTATCTGGATCTCCCTTCATTAAAGTATGCGGAGCTTCTCCAACCTTTAGAGTACATTCCTCCATCTTTTTTGCATTAAAATAACTATCACTTCCATCAGTAAATTGCGCGCAATACTCTCGCAAGAATCCGCTATGACTTGATCCTCCAGCTTGAGCTTCTTCGATAATAGTTTTATCAATCATCTCTTCTGGTAACGCTTCATAACTTAATTGACTTACAAAATATGTCGCTTCTCCTTTTTCTTGACTTGTTATCTTTTCGCACCATTCTATATAAGTTTTATATAAATTTTCAAATGTATAACTAGCAGAAGAAAGAGCAATCATTTTACTTGTATTCTCGAAGACCATTCTATCTTTTTCTTGCATTATACCTTCTGCAATTAGTTTATCTTCGAACTCTCTAATCTCCATCCTTTCTTTCATGTTCTGTGGCGCAACCAAGAATGGCATAAGAACATTTTTTATGATCTCTTCTGGTAATAATAAAAACTCGTCAAGTACAAGAATGTTTGCTCGAAATCCTCGGATCTTCTCTCCGTTTAATGGGATAGCTACGATACTCCCTCCATTAATTTGCCATTCAAACTGATCGTTTCTTTTAGCTTTCGCTCCGAAACATTGTGCAAGCAATTCTGCTCCTGGGCTTTGAACTATCTTTTCTAAATTATTAAAAATAAATCTTGCAGTTCTAAATGTGGGTCCAGCTATAAGAATCTTAGTATTTGGTTCAAATACACATTGTAAAAAACAAAACACTGCTCCCATAAAAGACTTACCGCAACCACGACCAAACACGCACATATTGAAATTCCTATTCATAAGGGCTTTAAGATGAATCTCTTGATATGGCGCAAGTTTTACTCCACTTATTAACTCTGTTGCAAATCCAAGATTTGCTCTTAAGAATTTGGCTAAACTAATCTTAGCTTCTTTATCATTAAGATAACCCTTCAATTCTGATAATTCAGCATTAACATCTTTAATCTCTTTTATATATTTATCTGGACAATATATCATAAAATTTTCATATCATAAGCTAATTGTAAATCTATCTTTTTATAAAAACATTTACTTGCAAATATAGCCTCTATTAATCTAGTCATCTCTTTTCTTCCGTCAACAAAAAGGAATTGAAGATTATCATATGCCTGTAATAACTCTCTAACGTTATGGAATATGTACTCTGGCGTAGCTTTAATCTTTTTACTTATATGAGGAAGATATTGAAAGCTTAAGGCATTTTGCAAAGTTTCTTCAACCATCACAATAACATAAGAGTTATTCTTTTTAGCCTTTTCGATTTCATTTTTAAAACGATCAAAGTTTTTTACGCTAAGAGTACTTATAAAATCGCTAAGGCTTTTTCTTTCTATAAAGCATCCACAATTATCATTAGAACAAGCGTAATCTCCAAATGATAATGTTTTAATCTCAAATGGAGTATTAAATTTTAGCCAGCTTTGCTCACGAGTATCAACATATATGATATCTTTCTGAGTTAATTTATTTTTAAAGTTATCATTAACTAATTTGGGATGAACAAATTTATTCTCTAAGCCTATATAAGAACATATATCATAGTAATCTTGGAATATCTTATTGTAGAATATAATAGACGGAGCCATTATTGTCCTTAATTCTACTTGGGTAGGAGAATATATTAAATTTTTTGATTCTTTTCTTTTTATTAAAAGTTGCTTGCAATATTCTTGAGCTTTGTCTGTTGGCTGTTCTTTAAGCCATTTCTTCATATTATTCTTGTCATTAAAATCACTATTAAGATACTGCTCTTTTGATTTAAAATTAATTAATTCATTTGTTAATAGATCTCTGCGTTCATAATAAGTTTGATAGTATTTTACTTTGTTTAGTCCATAACCCTTTAATGCCAGATGAAGACTTTTTTCATCCTTAAATTCCTTGCCATCAATTTTACATATTACGCTCATCCATTTAAAATTTCGTCTTTTGAAATTCCTAATATTTTAGCTTTTATTTCATCCATGGAAGATAAGCGATCTATCTCTTTTTCAACAACTTGCTTTCTCATTTCAGCCATTTTTAGTAATTTGTTTCTGCTTTCCTCTTCTTTCCACATTTGAACTAAATTAATAATCGAGGCTGTTTCCTTTACTTGTTTGCTAAGTTTTTCACTTCTCTTAATTTTAAGATCATTAAGAAGTTTCTGCTGACGATTAACGCAGTCATTATACTCCTTGCGAGCAGTATTACTTGCTTCAACTAATGCCATTGGAATTTTACCATCTTCTTGTATTGCCATATCGATCTGATTTTGCAAGACGTTAATTGTCTGTTGAATATTAGAAGAGATAACAACTTCTGTAGAAAGCACGATATATTGATCTACCTCTTCTTGAGTTAAATCGCTTTTATCGTATGTATACCTAACAAAACTACTTTCAAAAAGTTCACGATCTTTCTCATCATCATAGAGATTTATTTGGTGAGAAAATCTGTAAGTATTCATATAGCCAATTAATGAGCTAATTTCTTTTTTATTCTTATGAGTTAGTTTATTCTTATCTATACCATCAAGTATATATCTATTAATCTTTGCTATCATCCTTTCTTCACTTTTTGGTGGACGATATTCTTCGGTAGGAATATTTTCATTATCTTGATTATTATATTTTATGTTTGTAGGTAAAGTCTTTATATATTCCAGAACACTTCTTGTCTCTTGGCATAGATTAGTTAGAGCTTCGTTTTTGAAAAGTATCTTAGCAATTTCCAATCCATTCATAGTTGAACAATTATTTCCAATATATTCTTTCTGTTCTAAAGTCAATTCGATTAATCCTTTTGGCTGATACTCATGGCTCTTTTTTGGTTTGATCTGTCTTGAAGCTAAAAATTCTTTTACAGCTTTTCCTTCTTTACTCCTGCCGTCCAAATCATCTCTATTGAAAGCTAGTTGCACAAGCTCGACTAAAGATGGAGGATTATCTGGCCTATTATTCCATTCGGTTAAAAGTTTAAGTTGTTGTTCTTCTGTGAGAACTGGTAAATTATTACTCATATCAACCTATATCTATATCTCCATTATAAAGATGTTTTTTTACTTTTAATATAATGTTCTTTTTAATATTTTTTATTTGTTTATAACCTGCGACCCTATTCTTTTCACTAGTTCTATAACCCATTAATTTGGCGGTCTGCTCTTCGTTTTTACCATCTATATAAAGATACTTATATACTTTCCATTCAACTGGTTTTAGAACTCTTTCCATTTTACTATGTACATTTTGTATACTTATGTCCAAATCAATATTTTCAGTTGGCATATTATTAATTTGAACTTGGTGATTTTCAATGCTTAATGTAAGTTTTGTATCGTGAGCATTTTTCTTGCTTCTTTCCCAATTAGCATATAATGGACAACTATTGCATTGTTTTGTATATATCGAACAATCTTCTTCACCTTCTGCTGCGGCACATTTTAAACAAGGCCTACTAAAATTACTATAGTTATTCCTAATAAGATTTTTAATCTGATTACTTATTATTCTATTAACCCAAGGAGCTAAAGGTTTAGAATGATTGTATAGATGCCATTTTTTATAAATATGGATTCTTAGTATCTGAGAAACGTCATTAAAATCCATCCAAGATATTGCAGTTAAATTCCATTTATTTTTCCTTTTTAGGATTTCGGAATTTATCTGGATTATATTATCTTCAAATGAAGATTTTTTATGGCGCATTTTTTCTAATTCTTGTCTTTGGTTTAATTGCTCCAGCCTCTTTAGAAAAATCTTCCAAGAATTTTTTACGATCTTGTTTAGATAGTTTTTTGTTACCTTTTTGACTACTCTCAGATCTTCCAGAATTATCTAAAGTGCCAAGTAGATTACTCAGCTTTTCTCCACGACTAGAAGATTCAATAATGTCACAGTCTAATTTATTGATCTCTGGAACATGATTTACTTCTTCATCATCATAGAAGTCCTCTTCATCTTCAATATAAGTAGATTTAACTACTTTAGGAACCTCTTTTTTAGGTAATTCCTTTGGAAGAGGTTTTTGGATATTTAAGCTCTTCTCGAAAGGACTTCCGCAATTACTGCAAAATTTAGGTTTATTTCCTGCGTAATTTGTGGGTGAACCACAGTCTGAACAATATATCTTTAACATAATATAAATTATATTAAAAATTAATTAAAAAATCAAGTAAATATTTACTAGTATTAGTTTGTTTTTACTTTATTTTAACTCTTCAAACTTCTCAATAATATAAGCTAAAATATCATTACGCATAATATCATCTGTGCCAAATTTAAAGGTGACTATACCCTTATCTTTGCTTTTTTTATCATCAAATAGATTATATATTTTTTCAAATCCACTATTCTTAATGTCTGATTGACGAATATCTCCAATTAATATAAGTTTACTAAATTTACCCATTCGAGTAGTTATAAGAAGAAGATCATGTACGCTAAGATTTTGAGCCTCATCACAAATAATATAACTAGCATTTATGCTAAGTCCACGAAGAAATCCTACTGGTAGACCTTTTACTCTTTCTTGCTTTAGAAGCATTTCCGCTTGTCCTTTAGGTAATAACTCATGAAGTTTATCCATTAATGGTTGAAGGTAAGGATCAAGTTTGCTATGTAAATCCCCTTTTAGGAAACCTAAGTTATGAGTAGAGCTTTCGACTGGATTACGAATATAAAAAATTTCTCCTATCTTTTTACTGTTAATAGCATTTAATGCTGCGTAAACTGATAATAGACTTTTAGCTGTTCCTGCTGGTCCCTTGCAGAATACTATCTTGGTCTCCTTGGCTTGAAGCAATTGTATAAATTGCTTTTGATTCTCTGTCCATTGTAATTCACGAATATTTAAAGACCCTTCAATTTTATCTCTTTGAGGAACAGGGACCGACTTATCTTCTTTTTGTTTATGCTTTTTAGACATTATACTTACATTATAATTTACACTATATTTTTAATTTAGTGTAAATAAATTAACTGTGGCATTCTTAAACGCAAATATACCTCCAATAGAGTGTTATGTAAGAGGAAACTACTTAAGAAATCAAAAGGACTCTCACGATAAATATTTTCAAGTTTTAATCTTTAGCGTTACGTCTCTTCCAAGCCAAGTTCCACTTTTTAATTTCATCATGGAAGATGGTGGAATCTGGTGGCATGCGCCAATTAGCGCGTTTTGTACAAAAGAAGGAATATCCGAGCAAGATTTACATGAATTAGAATTATGGGATAGTTTTAGCTACCACATAGCTGTAACAAAGTTTTCTATATTTCAAAATAAAAAATTAAAATTTCTTTCTAGAAATGGTGAAGAACATTTTGGAACATATCTATTTACATTAGATTGGGCACATAGTGATTTTAATGAATTAAACTTTGGATTTAGCGAAAGTCCTGGGCAACATAAATGTGGTCATGTGCTTCAACTTGATAATGGCAATTTTGCTATTCAACCTAATAATAGATTAAGACTATATGATCCTAACTTTGTTACAAAACAAGGTGAAAATCTTATTGAAAGAAAAGTAAATAGTCATATTTATACTGTAGAAAACTGCCCTAAGTGGGTAACAGAAGATTCTGACAATTATGAATATGGTGTAAATAAAATAAAATGAACGAAGGACTTATATTTCCAAAGCTTAATGAAAGACAAAAAGATCTTTATCTTAAGATTATAACTAATCTACAAACATATGGATATTTTGACCGTGGATTAGGTCCAAATGGAATTCAATATTTAAGTGCAGCTCAAAATCCATTTAAAGAACAAAATCTTGAATGTGAATATTGTGTTTTTTATTATCTTGAAGGCAATGCTCCAAGGTGCGAATTAATTCAAGGCCCAATAGACCCAGAAGGTTGGTGCAAATTTTGGATTATAAGTGAAGAAGATATAAGAAAAGAATCTGAGGCAGCTTTTAAACTATTAAATTCAAAAGCTAAAGCATTTGAAATAGTTTATAAAAACAACAACGGAGAAAAGAATGAAGAAAACACTAAAAATAACAGATAAAAATATTCTAGAGGGTGAGAAAGCAAATCCGCAAAATTGCGCTATCGCTCGTGCAATTAAAAGTAAAATGAAAAAGAAGATCGAGGAAGTTTCTGTGCTTCCTACTCAAGTTATCTTAAGAATGGATAATAAAATGTTTGTTGCTCCTATGCCAAAAGAAGGAGCTAATTTTATTAAAAGATTTGATCGTGGTTTAGCTGTTAATGCTTTTGAATTAAATTTAAAATTTAAAAAAGGTTACGCTCTAGTTTAATTTATTATTACTCAAATCCACCTAGAAAAAATCCGCCATTAATACATCCTGGCGTTGGTGGAGGTGGAGGCGGAGGAGTTGGTGAACCTGGTGATGGCGAAGGTGATGGAGGAGGAGGTGGAGGAGAACAATCTTCTGGTAGTGGAACAGGAGCAATCCATTCTGGATCTTTTTCTTTCTTGAATGTTAAGTATGGTAATGTTTGATTGGATTGACAAGATAAACATTTTAATGATGTATTTGTAGTGAAATTTTCATTATATGGCCCTTCTTCTATAATAACATATGGGGCTTCGCAACCTTTTACTATATTTGGATTTTGATTAGCAAGATCTACTTCTGCTTGCAATTCAATTAAACAAAGCTCTGATACAAACTTATTTTCTTTAGGTTGAATATCAGAATAATATTTATCTAGTACAGCTTGACCATGATTATCTGCTAATTGATTCTTATCTGTTTCAAATGAACCAACTGATGTTGATAGGTCTGCCTGAGAGCATGGATTAGGAATTTGGAGCGCGCAAAGAGTTGAACATTTTCTTTGATATGAAAAAGAGGAACCATTTTGATAAGCTGGGCATACGTCAGATAAATTATATAAATAATAATTATAGCATCCTCCACCATAATTATTAATAGGAGTTCCAGGCATACCCAAAATAGAAGATATTTCATCCTCAAGACATCCACATTGAGCATAAACATCTGCTTGTTGACGACATTTATCTGATTCAGCAAAGCTGTCTGGTGCACCTACTGATAAATATTTTTTACATGCCATATTTTATAATTACACTATTTTACATTAGGATCTGCTAAATTTGGATTGTGTGGTCTCTTTGTTCCTCTTTTGTACTCTTTATAGACTTCGATTGGTTTTTCTATAATTTTCTCTATGATGTTAGTTTTAGCATTTTCAATGATAGGTTGTTGCGCTTTTTTAAATGACGCAATATTATAAGCTAATATAAGACATACGGCTAATGGATCAAATACAACAACAATAAATAAAATAAACCACTTTACAACTGCCTCGATTGGAACATTAAAGGCTTCGGCTATAAATTTATAAGTACCTATATCTGAACTAATTACTTGTCTCTTTAATTCTATAATTTGATTATCTAGGTTATTTATCTCTGAATTTAAATTGTTGTTAATATTATTAATTTTTTCTATATTAGACTCTAAATTTGTTATATTTGCTTGCATTGTATTCAAGGTTTGGCTTTTTAATTCTACCGATTTCTTGTCTATTACTGTTTCTTGCTTATCACCGCCAAATAATCCGCTAGATTTTGTAACTGTAGTGGTTGTAGATTGATTAAGGGCTTTGCTTAGATTAGATTCTTGTTCTTTTCTTGTGTCTATAAGAGTCTTGATCCTTTCAGTATTACTAGATATTTGAGTATTTAAAGAGTTCTTCTTTGCTTCTAAAAGAGAGACTTGCGACTCTATTGAATCTATATTAGCTTTTGTTGTATAAAAGGCTTGAGAAAGAAAACCAAAGACTCCAAGGCTAGTTATGCCCATAAGTATAAGAACGGCACTAATTAAATAGATTTTTAATAATTTATTGATTTTATTCCAGTATCTATAAAGAAAGCTTGTAGCCATTATCTTGCCAAATTCAAGACTACTAGCCATTACTATTGTGGCCCAAAAGCTACCAGAGAATAATAATCCAATTCCTTTAACAGAGAAAAATGCGCCACAAGCTGCTACAAAAAAGGCACTTAAGCCTAATAATATATTAAATATACTCACACATAACTTACACTAACTGTTATATGATTATGTTTTCTCTTTTCTTTAATTAATAAGTCTATGAATTTATAGTCATTTTTAATTTTATTTATTTTATTTTTATTAAGCTGAGATAACTTTATATCTGGGATATTTGTTAATACTATTGATTCTTTATTAATGTTTTGTTGTATTAATTCAATTTTATCTTCTGTTTTAGAAAGATTAAATAACCATATAATAAACTTAAAAGATAGGTATGTTAAATATATGTATAATGCAATAGATAATACTTCTGACACAATAAGATTATAAAACTATATAAATTGTAAGTCAAGTGTAATTTTAATAAATGAAATGCAATAAAAGCCGTGGCGGTTGTAGAAATGGCATAAATTATAAAGGAAGAGATTATATTTTAAAAAAATGCTGCCGTAACTGTCTTATGGATATGTTAGATCAGATACCTTATATTATGAGTCATATGGATTGGTGGTTAGAATTTGGTACTCTATTAGGGTTAATACGCGATGGAAAGATTATTGATTGGGATGATGATATTGATATTGGGATAACTGAAGAATCTATGACGGTAGAAAATATAGAAAAGATAAGAAGAAAGTGCGAAGAGTTTGGTTTTATACTAGGGGAAGAGCGGATAAATGAGAAGGGCGAGCTGGATGGCTTTAGAAAAATATATTATAGTAATGCAAATAGATTATATTGTGACTTATGGACATTTAAAAAAGATGAGAATAATATTCGATACGCTCCAAGCACATTTACCGCAGCACAACATGAAGATTATTTTACTAAAAATAAAAAAACATTTAAATTTAATAACAAAGAATACTTTATACCTGATAATATAGAAGAATTTCTACAGATAAGATATGCAAATTGGAGAAAACCAATCAGAGGTCGTAGATCTTATAGAGATGGTAGAAAATATGTAAGAGATTTTATATATTCTAATTCAAATTCATTAGGCAAAACTATTTTAGAAAATCCACCAAAGAATAAATACTAAAATGAATATTATTACTTATGGTACATTTGATACTTTTCATTATGGTCATTTAGAGCTTTTAAAAAGATGCAAAGAGTATGGAAATCGGTTAATAGTAGGCTTATCCACGGATGAATTTAACTTAATTAAAGGTAAAAAAAGCGTATTTAATTATAATCAAAGAAAACAATGGTTAGAATCAATTAGATATGTAGATTTAGTTATACCAGAAACATGTTGGAACCAAAAAGATCAAGATATAATAGACCATAAGGTTGATTATTTTATAATAGGAGATGATTGGAAGGGTAAATTTGATTATTTAAAGTGCAATATTATATATTTACCTAGAACAGAATATATATCTTCTACTGAGATAAAGAAGATAATACCTTAAACATTATATATTGTTGAATTCTAAGGGTTTTTATTGTTATTTAAAAAGGCCAATAATAGGTTGCTAGAGAATATAATCATAAAAACTATACTCTTATATTAAAAACAACTATATTAAAAACACTTTATAACAAAAATAGCCGCCGGGATTTTTTTACCTTGAAAGATATAAGCTTATACTGAATTTTAATAGATTTTAAAAAAGGGGGGGGTATATAAGGGATATATATAGATAAATAGTATTATATATTAGGGGAGAATGATATTAATACCCCCGCGGCGTTTTTTTACATTAGAATAAGATAATTTTTTCAAAAATAGGGGGTATCTTTGTATGTGATTGTTTGTAAGTTGTTGATGCTCAATGAAATTTAACTGAAGAAAATCCCTTGCATAATCCCTATTCTGTGATAGATTAACTCTATGAAGAAAAAACTAAGTAAGTATGAACAACTGATCGCCAACCTCGACAAAGCGGCTCAAGACCTCAAGAATGCTTCGGCTCACGCTGTGGCAACCCTCGAAGCTCACGCTAATAAGATCGAGGAGATCAACCAAAAATATTCCACTACGGAAACAAAATAACCCTTGACGAAAACCAAACCAGAAAGCAATATAAGCTATATGAAAAACCAAATCACCATCACAACTCAACCCTTCGGCAACACTACCGCTTTCCTCTTGGAAGGCAACAAGAGCCAGATCGAAAACTTCCACAACGCTATGTACAACCATAGTGCAACCAATGGAGAGTTGCACGATATGGGCAACGGCAAAGCGTTCTACTTCTACGCTCAACCCGAAGCGGTCTTGCAAGCTATGACCAAGGTTGCTCTGTATGCCCTATGCAATAAGATCAAAGCGAAGGGTCTAAAGGGTGGACTCCTTGCCCTTGCAAAGCAAAAGGCACAAGACAAGTTCGATAGCTTTAAGGAAGGACGCTTCCTTCGTACTAGCATCAGCACAGATGTCTTTAACCTTGGAAGCATCACCGCAGAGAAGCCCTCTGACTACTGTGGTGCGATCAGTGCAGGGAGAGACTAATGACCGCTGAGATACTTGTTATAGCTTTGACCATCCTTGGTGAGGCACGAGGCGAAGGCTTTGAGGGAATGGCGGGTGTTGCGTCTGTCATTCAGACAAGAGCCATCGAGCGGAAGCAAACACCCACGCAGGTCTGTCTTGCACCGAAGCAGTTCAGCTTCTGGAATGGTGGAGTGAGTGAAGCGAAGAAGCAGGAGCTTCTAAAGAACCCGCAAGCACACAACGCCATCCGTCTCGCTAAACTTGTAGCAGAGAAACGAATGCCCGATGTTGTGCAGGGTGCAAACCACTACCACACCTTCCAAGTGTCGCCCAAGTGGTCAAGAGGAGAGCAGACTGTCGCAGTAATTAAGAATCACAAGTTTTACCGCTTGTAAGACTTGACAACAAAGAAAGGTATGATAAGCTAAAGATATGACAAACAATAATCCAATCAAACGAGCGATCCTCATCGATCCATTCACCGAAACCATCACAGAAGTTAAGATGGTGGACACTAAACTCCAAACCATCTACGCACTCATCGGATGTGATGTGATAACCATCACGAGCCTTGCAAATGGAATCGACATGATTCTAGATGACGAAGGTTTGCTAAAAGACAGCGAGAACCAAGCATACTTTAAGTTTGGTATCGGCTCACAACCTTTTGCTGGAAAAGCTCTCATCGTTGCAACAGATGACGAAGGCGACTTTGCATCTCTGCCAGAAAAAGTTTCAGTCGAAAAGATAAACGACAAAGTTATCTTTTTTAAACCTTCTAAACAAACTCTAGAAGAATCTTTAGAAATAAAAATCATGCCATTCTAAACTCAGTCCTCGTAAGTTGTTAAGTATCAACGACTTACGCGGGGCGGGAGGCAGTCTCTGTAAGTCTTTGATGATCAACATGTTATATCCAAATAAATTGGTCACAACATTTTAATGTTATGCTCTCCAGTTCGATCTTGTAATAAAACCTGATGGAAGCGAAAAGATCACAAACGATCTTTGACCAAAACCTGATGGAACGCATAAAATCTAAACCTTTGAATATCAACTACTTATAAAGATGTCCTCCCTTGCGTTGTAACTCGTTGATGGTCAATGAAATTTAAATGAAGATTTTTCTTGCGAAAAATGAAAAATGTGATAGATTAAAGGTAGAAAGAAAGAAGAAAAAAAATGAAAACAAAAACCAAAATCAAATTCGACATCAACGAAACAATTCGCAGGCTCAACGAAATTTCCAAAGGCTTTGAAGCCTCGGCAAATCGCATCCAAGTTATCGTGGAAGATGCAGAAAAAAAGAAACAAGAAGCCCACGAAAAATTTATGAAAGGATAAATTAAAATGAATATGCAAATAAACCCTGAACTATACGAAAACAATAAAAACCTCTACATCTACGAAGGGATGCTCGTTAAAATCTTTCCTTCTACGATTGGTTGGAAAACTAGAACCGCAACCGCTGAAATTATGGAAGGCCCTGATAAGGGTAAATGGACTACCATTTATCTTCGCAAGGGTATCCAAGCTGTTGATAATCAATAAGAAATAAAAGTTGACAAAATCATAAATTGTGATAGAGTATAGATAGAAAGAAAGAAGTAAAAGATATGACAACAAAAGAAAAGAATAAACAATTCAGAGAAAAAATGATACTTGCTAGGGCTGAAAATGCTCGCAAAGAGAAAGAAGCTGTTGAGGCTTTCCGTTCACTAAACATTCAAGCGGGAGACTTTATCCAAGTTTCCTACAAATCGTTTTGGAGAATCGGTGGAGAAACTACCGAAACCGAAATCTGGTATGCTGATGCTACCGAAAACGATCATTACCCAAACCTTCCTTTCCTCAAAAAGGTAATGTTTTGGAACTTGTCTGGTGGATACAATCTTCTCACCAGCGTTGGAAAATACTTCGACATTCAAAAAATCGAAGCAACTTCCGAACTCTTGGAAAGAGTTGAACAAAGCAAAGGAATCTCTGCTGGAATCCACGAAGCATACAATAGCGGTGGACAATACAAAGGAGACTAATGAAAAAAATACTTTTCAAAATAAATAAAAAAACTTATAGACTCGCTGTAAAAAATGGTGAGCAGAAAAACTTTTTGCGTGAGAGATTTTTTTACTACATCTCTGCGAGTTGCTTGAATCTCCGAGACTTGTTATAAGTCTCTGAGCATCAACGACTTGCATCGGCAGGGAACGCCCCCGCGCAAACCCTTGACTATCAACGACTTACGAATACTGATCTTAGAACAAAACCTGAACGAAACGAAAAAATCAGAAACTTTTTTGAAAAAATCTGTTGACGAAAATAAAAATTATGATACATTACTTATATGAACCAAAACGACATATCCTACCTAGCCTCGATTAACTGCACCGAAGCCTTTGCTGATGCGGAAGCATTCTTCGATTACATCAACTCCGCTGATGCCATCAACGAGATGCTCGACAAGATGGCTCCTTCTTACGATGAGAAGGATACCGATGTCACCAACTTCTTTGGCGTGAAGGCTGTTCCTTTTCGCCTTACCTGTCAGAATGCAATGGAGGTCAAATAACATGGACTATAAATTCGAACTGCAAAAGTGGATGAGTGAGCATATGCTGACTCCGCTGGATGTGCGGGACATCCTTCACGAAATTCGTAAGGATCGCGAAAATGAGCGTATCCTCGAATCTTCTCAATCTAACCTTTCTGAGGTGGACGAATCGATGGATGGCGACTTTGATTCTGCTATGGCTTCTGCGGGTCACGGCACAGACGAAGACTATGGTGGCGGATGCTACCAGATGGAAGACTTCGGTTGGGCTGGTGATCCAGAAATTTGTGGAGAATAATTATGATTGAAAAATATATACTCGCAATCGCTGGACTTGGAATTTTTTTCCTTGCTCTAGCTCTATTAGAAACTCTTATCAACTTTGTTATCTGGTTTTGGGAACATAAACGTAAATAGTTAACTATCAACGACTTACGGCGGCAGGGAGGGCGCCCTCGTAAGTCTCTGATTGTAAAAGACTTACAAAGGTTAAGTTTTACATAGACGCTCGCCAACCTTCAAACTCTTCATCTATCTCTCTTTGTTTTTGTAAAAAAGTTTTTCCAGCATCTAGTGGAGGATTATCATTATCGCTCCACGGATAAAAAGATTCTAAGTTTTCGTTTAATAGTTTTTCGATATTCATTTTTCTTTGTTTAAAATTAATGTTAGAATTATCGCCGAGGTTAGAATTGTTAAAAGCATAAGTTGACATCTTAATGCTTTTTGTAGTTAATTGCAAACTCATTCTTATGCCAACACGCACGGCACGAACCGCACTTGTTTCCTTGTTTCGATGAAGGGCAATTAAATTCTCCCTTGTTGCTCGCACCGCTAACGCAAAGGCCAAGTCTCTCAGCCAATCCCACCGGTGCGGGGCCGTTCATCATAAGAGCAGAGAGACGGATGGTAAGATTAAAAGGAACTTCACCGCCTTTTGCTATATACTCTGAAACGAAAGAGTATTCCCGAGTAGGCAACCAAAAAGAAATATGCGGAAGATTCTTTGCAACTTTGACAATCTTTTCGAGATGCCAAATGCCTTGCAAATCTCCCGAATCGTGCCAACGGAAATGCGGGTTGTTTACTTTACCAA